TCTAGTCGCACCCAAGACGGTGGATGAAAAGATTTTAGCGGCGTTGCGTAAGAAGTTGAATATGGCGACGTTGATCACTGGAGAGAACTATCGTCAGTGGTTAATCTAATCACAGGAGACAGCAATGAGAAATATCGTCAAGACCATCAAGGCTTGGCTCGCACCGAAGCGTCGATTCAGTGTGGTGGTTACTGATGTTGATTTACCAGCAGGTACACTTTACGAGGAGTTAGTGCTGGATGGATGTGAATGCCAGAAGAAGCCTATCAAATTCTTTGAAGGTCCGTCTGGTGGAATGTGTACTAACATCTTTTGTGGGTATTGCGGCCGAGGCTACAACGTATGCCCAGCGTTGGGAGTAGCCTGGCGTATCCACAGCGATGAACGATATATCGAGACTACAGAGGAGAAGAAACATGTTTAAGATCGAAGCTTTTGTTGACGATAAAAAGTTACCGGTGGTGATGCATGCCCTTAATGGGCACATCATAGGATCGCCAGTGGTCTTACCGGTGGCCAATGCTAAGGTCGAGAATGGGAAGGTGAAGGCTAAGACCAGCGGCGATCTGTTGGAGATGCTAGCAACTTGGATTAAGGAGCGTAAGCTTACTGAAGTTAATCCAAATGTTCTTCGCGCCTTCTTAATCGATAGCGGTCGATCGGCTGGCAGCTATAGTGACCTACTCACTAGAGCTAAGAAAGCGAAGATGCTTAAGATAAAGGCAGGATCGAAAACTCATGGCGTAGCTTATCAGGTGCTCAAATGAAAAGTTATCGTTCATATTTATTCAGAAACAAAGACCCTGCCATCGATGATTTACGAACATTGGTGGAGGATGTCTATGGAGAAAAAGTCAACAACAAATCTCTCTCCGATATGGAGAAGAACGGAGGACCATCAGTAGGATGCATGCGAGGTTGGTTTTTTGGTATCACCAAACGACCAAATAATACGACACTAGAAGCTGCCGGCAGGTCATTCGGCTATCGCCGGACATGGGTTAAGATGAAGGAGAAGTAAGATGGGGCTATTTTCTAAGAACGGCAGGAACGACGGGGAAGTACCATTCGACGTTAACGCATTGGAAGAAGAAGTAATGTCGGCATTGCCTAAACATTCGCGCAATTTGGATCCAATCGATTATGCACCAACACCAAGAGTGGCGAAGGCTCCTACTGCCGAGGATATCGGAAAGGTAACGGCGGAAGCTATCAAACTTTCGCACGAGGTTGCCGCCGAGGCTTTAACGAAGCTAGGCACCGAGCTAGCTGAGCGTGTTCACCAGATCGAGCTACTCAAGATCGATGCGGACGAGACGTTGAAAGCCTGTTTGGACTTGGCAGAGAAGTACCGCGAGAAGGGCAGGCTGGATGGTGCTGCGGTAATAGAAACTGCGCGTCTCAACGCTGAAGCAAAATTAATGATTGACGAGATGCGGAAGAGACTTGAAGCTTAGGAAAGTCTTACTCAACCACCTTCCCGTGGACACTAGGGTAAGGCAACCATGACGATGGCGCCGCAAATGGGCCATCGTCCTTTTTCGGAGAGGAAGAATGAAAGAACTAAACGCAGCAATCCGCGATATCCCAATCCCATCATATATGAACGATCTTCCAATTAACGAGCGAGGCTTTCCTATTCCGTGGTTCGTTTGGATCGATAGGGATGGGGTAGCAGACTTTCGCGTCATTGGTCCCAATAAGATCGCGTTAGCGCTACGGCATAAGACCTGCTGGCTGTGCGGACGGCCGCTAGGACGGCGCTTGGCCTTTACCGTAGGGCCGATGTGTGTCGTTAACCGGGTAAGCGCCGAGCCTCCTGAGCATCTCGAATGTGCCCAGTATTCAGTGAAGGCCTGCCCATTTCTGTCTAATCCCAGGATGCGTAGGAATGAGAAAGATATGCCGGAGGACGGTCAAGATTTGCCAGGAATGATGATCCGACGTAATCCCGGCGCCACCGCGATCTATATAACCCATCGCTTCCATCCATTTAGAGTAGGACATGGGTTATTGTTTCGAATGAATAAGCCTAATCAGGTATGGTGGTTTGCTGAAGGGAGGGCAGCGACACGCGAGGAGGTTATGGGGTCGATCGACTCAGGTATACCACTTCTAAAGACTGAAGCAGAGAAGGGTGGACCGGAGGATGTTAAGGAGTTAGAAAAATGCATTGGCGAGGCTCTCCAGTGGGTACCGAAATGAACAAAATTACAACTATCATCGCGATTATCTATTTTACTATATTGATCTCGTACCTAGTGTGGAGTTTTGTCAGTCACACATAAAAAGACCCCACCGACTTTCATCGATGGGGTAAGTTTGGGAGGAAACACCCCACACAGGGGCCTAGTGACGATCGCTCGCGCGATCGAAGCTTTTAACCGCTACCTTGATTCGATGTTTGCGGGGCTGCCATCGTATTACTTGTCGTTGGACTTAGCGTTGCTGAATTGGGAGCGCCAGCGGTAATATGCTGGATCATCTCGACAAGAGCGCTGAGCACGTCGCCATTATTATTCTTCGAGATATCGTCGAGCGATCGCTCCAGATACGGAGCCAGCATTACGATCCAAGGCTGTACCAATGATAGACCAGGGATGAACATACCGGCAATACCAGCCAACATCGGCTCGACCCGCATCACATTGGTAACGACACCGCTAGCTTGCGTTGCGATCTCACTCACTGACATTACGCCTACAGGAGCAGTGAAGGCCGGGGTAGCGTCAGAACCACTCGGAACAAAATTAGTCATTTGTAATCTCCTTATACCACCGATTGAGGGGTTGACGGGCCGGTGATAAATTCCCAGTCAACTAAGCCCTTTCCGTCTACTCCGACGGCTTGCGCTGCCGCCAGCGTCAGGTCGATACCTGCTTTGTTGGTCTTACGCGGGGAATTGCTGGCCTGCCCTAGGTCAGTCCCGCTTTCTGCCTCTGGACGTGATCCAGTTTCCCAATATGGATCATTAGTATTCCACGGACCAACATCCACAATATCACAAGCAATAGATGCTCCGTTCTTCCCATAGACTACGACCCTAGGCCGAACGCCAGGGAAATGGAACGGTAGAGCTACGCCTGGAGATGTATCAATAATTGGTCCGCCATAGGCAGACGATTGATATTTACCGCTGTCCAGACTTCCGAACATTGTAGCGGTAATTCCGATCTGTCTACCTGGGCCACCAGTCCTTGCCGGCGTCGAAGGTACAGGTGGAACCTGTACGCTGGTTGCAGAGCCTACCGGCATTAACACTGGACCAACGACAGGTAACGGAACTGACTTTGGCCACCAGTAACCAATTAGACCAAAGCTACCGCTAGACTTGGTTAACGCTTCGATCTGCACCATATCGTTTTCGTTACCGCCTAGCGTCCAAATGCTGCTCGCATTCTCTCCACGATAGAACCCGACGTGCCCTAGACCTGACGATTGCGTACCGCGCCAATAGACCGTAATAGCGCCGAGCGCGGGACCGGACAATTGAATAAACCCAGGGTTAGATCGGAACGATTGTGACGAGGCAGACCTAGTGCCGGCAATGCCAGAAGCTTCGAGCGCGGCGTTAGCGAAGATAGCGCACCAAGGATCGCCAACCGATCCAGTATGTGCTAGGCTAATATAACGCTCGATACCTCCATTGTTTCCAGTCTCGTGGAACCCAATCTCATGTAGTGCCCATTGGAACCAGGCTGGTGCTGTACCGAATGGTCCGGCGATTACCGGTGCTGGTGGTATTGGGACTGGGATCGGGGCAGGTGCTGGCGGCGGCACTACTACTGGAGGAGCTAATGCCGGCGGCGCTGGTCGCGGTGGAAGTGCCGTTACTGGGACTGGTTGTCGTACTGGAGGAGCAGGAAGCGGCGATAGTCGCGCTAAGGCTTGATCCAATGCATTGATAACTCGCCATTGCATTGCGACCATACCGAAGAATACTAATAACAAAACTGCCCAGGGGATTAGTTCTGGGATAAGGTCAACAGACATAAACCAGTACTCCTATGTAAACGGTAACACAATTTGGTATTTCGACATCAATGTTTGTAGTGATGCCGTAGTTTGTTTTCCTTGACCATCGATTGGCCATGGTGTTGCTGCGCCATGTACCGCTATAAATGCTAGATAAGCAGAATCATATGCATACACTAGAACATTTCTTTTACTAGAATAGATACGACCATCAAGAGTATACCAATACCAGTCTAACGGATTAAAAAGTGGATCTGGGAATTGAGCTGCTGGCATGTATTTATTCCTTAGAAGTTAGCAATACCTGTTGGATCAGCAATAACACCAGCAACGGTACCAGGGAAGAAGTTAATCCCCAATCCGTTCGCAAAAATTCCACCACCAGCACCAACCCAGAACTTGGGTCCGCTAGCAAAACCAGAATTTGGGAATGTCGCTGGTGAGGTATTATTACAAGCTAATGCTCCATTACCAGATGACATTGCCCAAGCTCCAAACGCTGCTCCAGACGAGGTACCTACTGAGATAGGTGTAGAAATCGTATGAACAACAGAGCCCAAATTAATCGAACCGTTAAAGATGGACCAATAGGCACCAAAGATATTGCCACTGAAAGTATGAGCACCAGGATTGACTGTAGCTCCATTATATGATGCAAATACGGCTCCACCAATCGTATTGCTAACTGTATTTGCTGTACTTAATGTTGCACCTTGGGTGGCTAAGAAACCATGAAGAGCATAGACAGCTTGATTCTGAATCGTTAAATTCCTAGCCAACATGGTGTTTGGACCTATACATGTCAAGCAAACGCCAGCACCACCATTTATAATAACTGAAGGAGCACTGAGTCCATCAATGATAATATTTGGACCAGCATAAGTTGGAGTAGATGGATTTTCATTATAAGTGCCAGGTTCAACAACAATGGTGATAGTAAATGCACTTGGTGCATAGATAGCATAAGCCTTATTGATTCCACCTTGGATAGTAGCCAAGGCATGACCAACAGTATTCGAAACGCCATCATTGCCATCATTGCCGATAGCTCCGTTAACGAACAGCGTTTGATTAGATGTAGGTTTATGATAAAGTCCGGCTGATACTGCGCCAGTCATCAATTGATATTCAGTTCCATCATAGCACATCAACAATATTTGCCCTGGTACGAAAGTGCCGCCCGGTGGCGTTGTTAAATCTCCAAGCAGAATATTCTTAACGCCAAGGCCATTGACATTAATGTCGCATGCGCCAGTGATAGCGTTGGATAGTTTGATTGATATAAAGAGACCAGCGACCTGTTGACCTGACGTAATGGCAGGAGAGTAGGTTCCGATTAAATGATTGGTAGTACCGCTATCATTAACATAAGGGATTGTAGAAAGAGTAATGGTGTTGGTGTTAGTTCCAGTTCCCAGATAATTTGTCATCTGGAAAAATACACCATCGTATGTCAATTCTACAATTTGACCCGAAACGATATCACCAGCACCTAATCCAGCACCATTGGCTCGATGAATAGTAACTAGACCTAAGCCATTAACATTAACGGTGCTCGTTGGTCCGGTAGTAGTATTTGCTCCAGGCAACGCTCCGCTAGGCGCAGGGGTGCCGATATCGACGTAAGTGGTAACGCCAGTTACAGCTGCGATGAATTGTTCAGCACCGGTGGTGCGGCCGTAAATCCTGTAGCCAGTTGCACCGGTTACCGCGCCCCAGTTCACTGTAACAGTGCTGGTAGAGCCTGTGGTAACCTGACTGGTTTCAGTTGAAGCTAGACTTTCACCGCTGGTATTGGTTGCACTAACGCGATAGAAGTAAGTTGCTGCCGCCAATGTGCCACCGGTAGTGGCAGTAGTGAATCCAGAGTTAACAGGCGTTGCTAATATCGCGCTGTTAGAATTTAATGCCTTAAACTTTACATTCATTCCAGCAGTATAAGAAGTAGGAATTGGTTGCCCAGCTAGAAACGAAACTACATAAGCGTTAGCAACACCAGTATCGGTACCGATGTAAACCCAATTACCACCTTGTACGTTTGCCGGCACTGACGGTAAAGTCGGGAAGAACGGAGCGGAACCTATTTGAACAATATTAGGAGAAGTGATCTGAGTTTGACCATTTGCCACAGTAACAGCAAAAAGGCTAACATAACCAACGTCTGGCGCAGGAGTAGTTTGGGTACCAGTAGTGGCAGGGGTACCAGCCTTTAAGGTAATTACACAAGGACAAGTCCTGGTCGTAAAATTGGATGTACCAGAGTTAGCTGGACCGGAATAAGGAGAAGTAGGATTGGCAGAGTTGTAATAACTAAGAACAGACTGTCCAGCATCGACATCATTTAAGATAGCTTCAATTAAATAGACTTGAGATTGTCCTGCTGTAACTGGTGGTGTAATAGTTAATACTACAGGTTGTGGTAAAATTCCTTGTTTATAAATAGTGGTATTGTCAACCCCTAAATCTCCATATGCAGCTTGATCAGTTATATCCATTTGATAGATCGAGCCAACGCCAACAGTAACGTGAAGATCGGCAGTAGGTGACGTTGGTGTGCAAGCTAGACCCGCAACTACCGTATTAGCTCCGAGGATAGCACGATTTTGATAAGCTTGAGCAACTAATTCAAACTTATTGGTATTCAATAAGTCCGTAGTCTGCGGCAGCGCACCTGGATAAACTATAACTCTGTCCATTTTCCTAAATCCTTTTACTGGTATCGAATGATTGGCAGTAATGCATGATTACGTGAACGGGTTTCGCCTGCTGTACGTGGCGTTCCATTTACACCATCGGTGTTTGGACCTGTTACTTGAATATTAGCAAAACCAACACTAGTGGTTGACCCTGCTCCAACTTGATCAAGTCCATTTCCTGTTTGTATCGTTGTTCCACTACCTGGAAAAGTCGGTATAATATAACCATGAGCATGACCAAGATCAGTAACGCCGAAAACGTGTCCTTGAAATGCATCTACTTGTTCTGCACCAAACAACCGCGCAACGTCAATAGAGCCGGTACCGTCTTGCCAGAAACGTAGGAACTCGCCTACAAGGTTCGGCAACGTATAGGTTGTTGATCCGTCCCCGTCTCCCCATGGCGCATTAACAGCGGTCTGTGTTCCGCTACCAGCAGAACCGGCTGATATGGCAGAACCATTACAGGTTGTCGATACTTCAAAAGCGTTAGCGGTCATGCCCGTAGCTATAACGCAATATTCCGTACCGACATTATAACCGTGAGTACCAGCTGTAAAATTTGTCGGTAATGCTACAGTGGTAAAGAATTTGACCTTATCTCCTGGTGAAAGTGGATGTGCTGTCCATGTTATAAGTGCTGAGCTATTCGTAAATGTAACTGTGGCTGAGTGAACTAGAACAGCAAACAATAACGGGAAAGTTGCACGAACAGCGGAAGCCCCATTAGCTACAAAATGGTTAGCTGGTATATTCTTATTAGTTGTTGGCCAAAGCTTAACCATTCCGACTTCTGATGCAGAACCTGAAATAAGACAAGGACTTCCTGAGTTAGAGTTAACGATATCGCAATTACCTGTAAGCGTAATGCCGCTGCCTGCAGTGAATTTGGTTTCTGTTACGGTACCTGAACCAGCTGCACCACCGTCTTGGACATTGCCGTTAACGTCCCAAGTTACGACATGGTTTAAAGTCTTAGTTCCAACAGCAGCGGTGACAGGAACAGTAGTGTTACCGCTTGGAGTAAAATCAGTTATGTTGCCGTTTACATCGAAACCAGCAAAGTGCCCGTTGGTAAATGAGCCAGTGCCGGTCATGAAATTGGATGTGTTTCCGCTTCTAGTGCCGCTGGTAAATGGCGCTGGCAATCGTAAAGTATTAAGTGTCCCGCCGCTGATGTTATTAGCATTCGTTGTATCAGTCGTTGCTGATGGAGCGAATGCAACACCATTAGTTTTAAGGCAAACGATACTCGGTGCAGCAACCATAGTACAATCACCGGCAATGCCGGATAAAATTTGATATGGTGTTAATGTTTTTGGAGTTCCTGTTTGTAGAGCAAACATCCTTTCAGAGCCGGTAATAGCACCTGCTGCCGCTAGTCCTGTTACATAGGTTCCAAAAGTTTCATTTTGGGCTTGTGCCGGACCTAACAAAAAGAAGGATGCGATAATAATGTTTCGTATCATCTTCATATTATTGACTCACAAGAATATTTGTTGCTGTTTCATCTTTAAGAAGAATACCTGATTCTGATGTTAATCCAAAAGTAGAACCGATAAAAGCTACCCACATCGTTGTTCCGGTAGGTTTGGTCATATTTACAATTTGATAAATAATCGTGTCGGTGATTCCATATAACTCAGAACTTGGTCCTAGATATTCAATAGCTCCAGAGCCGTATCCTGCAATAGGATTACCATAGCCATCAACATTAGGAATACCACTACCACCACCACGCTCTATCTTAATGAATACTTGATCATTTAGAATCATATTACCATAACCACCTTGACCTACATTATATCCAAATGAACCATATCTAGGAACACCAACACCATTTGGGCTACTATAAGCACCAGTATCAAAAGTATTCCATGGTTCAAATATCGTAGGAACGTTGCTAGTCAACATTGTTATAGCATTTATCATTCCTTTACGTGTAACACGTTCCTGTAATATAGTTGCTTTAATGACTGCACGAAAACCATCATCTGCTATTTTGTTTCTAAGCAGGAATGTTCCAACAAAATCGTAAGCAAAAATATCTAGCCAAATTCCATATGCTGTTGCTAGACGGGATTGTGATCGTGCATAAGCAACGATATAATAACACCACGATGAAAGATCAGCTAATCCTCCTAGGATCGCATCACGAAATGGCGCTCCCCAAATGAACCATTTGTGTGGAATTAATCTCCTGACTCTATCAACAATATCTCTTGCAGAGCCTATTCCTGTTCCGATTGTGATCATGATATGGTCATTATCCCACTTTTGATAGATGCATACCCTATAGTATAGGTACGATCTTGAGATAGTTTAAACGTTTGAATAGTTGCAGCATCTCCGCCTAACCCATTTAGTAATACATTCTGTACAGAAATAACGCCAGGGATTGCATAAGCCCAAGAAGCCAATAATGAAAATGGTAAAGGATTGTTAAGACCTAAAGAATTTATATTGAAAGCTACTGCAGCTGATACTTGTGCCACTACTGTATTATGATTATATCCAGCAGCTGTGGTAATCTGCATCGCCACATTAGCTAGAATAACAACTGGAGGAAACACCGCGCACTGGACACCCAATGGACGTACCGCATTTGCGGCAGATAACATTGTAGCTAAAAATGTCGGAGATGGAGTTCCTGATCCATCATCAACGACTACAAAAAAGAAACCAGGACGATAACTACCATCATAATTATATCCTTCAGTTAATGTAAACTGGACAGTTGTCGCTGAGGATAAAAGACTAGCATTTAATCCGAAGAAATCTCCACGCGACAATCCCAATATATAGGCAGCGAAGCGTTGCTTAAGTGCACTATCGCTTTCCTGATTAGCTCCATTAGAGAATGCGGCGGTATTGGAAACAGTATCGATACCGGTGACTGGAGATGTTATATTACCGATGGCACCTACTACTACATTACCAATAAGACCAGGAACTGAGCACTGGACAGGAACAACAATTGAAGCTACCGAGGAAGGTAGCAGATACCCAGCCGGTGGACCTGCTTGATAAGTGGCGAACGTTAGGTTAGTCGAAACTACAAATGTAGTATTATTCCCATCATTGGTAGTCAAGGTTGCTCCAACAGGAATGAAGCAAGTATTTGTTCCTGCCGTAAACCGGGTATAGGTAACGGTACCGCTGGCTGCTTGTGCGCCTAGGCGAGGCGATCCATTAGGAAGTGCAGTCGTTTGACTGCCAGGGACAATTGGCATAAAATCTGCAACAAACGTATCGACATCATTCCCGCTAGAAGTACTCAAACGAATTGCTGTCAGTAGCTGGAGAACCAGCGCCTGGAACCACATGAATAGTCCACCAAAGCCTTCAACAATAGCCCGTAGGGAGGACCCTTGGCTAAAATTGATGAACTTAGCAGCACGACCTTGGATACCTGCAATTGTATTAGTTACAATTTGATTAAAAGATTGAGTTGGAAGTTGCGGCATTTATATTTTCTTTCACGCGGTAATCGTGAATGAAACTGTTCTATTAGCTTTATTGTCGAAATATTGAATGCTAATGGTGATCAAATTAGGTTGATTAGGCGAGGCAGCAACTCCCAATATTACCGGCGGGAATGGAGCTACGGAAGCCTCTAGCGCTAATTGCGAATTGACTACTGATCTTATTTCGCTAACTGATAATACGCTACCAATCTTTTGTGGAAGCCCAGCGCCATAATTAGGATGCCAGACGTAACCATTGACGGCTGTAAACAATCGTCGCTCTAGACGCTGTCTAACCTCATCATCCCCATCGACTGTCATTAAGTCGCCGGTTGAGTCAGGCTGGAAATCATCATTCCATTCGAGCGCGATATCTGTCATAGTAATGCTGCCGCTAAAAAGAATTGATCCATTTGCGTTGATGTCATACCGTAAGCTTGACCAATAGCAATAGTCAGTGGATTATTACGATAGAATACAACAGCGCCGCTAATAATCATCTTAGCATTAAATTGTTGATCAACGGGCATATTGTTTACGAGCGCTAACAATTCAGGAGGAATCACAGCAGCATTAGAGGCTAATGCTTCAGCTTGAGTAATGATACCTTGGACGGCTAATTGTTGAAAGAATTGTCGATCGGAAATAGGAGGAATAACAACTACAGGAGGTAAAGCGTTGGCTGCATTCCATAAATCAATGACAGTTTGAAATTGTGTAATATCTGTAATAGATAGGTTAGGCTTTAATGTTCCATCTGCAGCAATACTATATTCAATAGTGCCATGATCAGTATACCATTGTACAGCATGGATACTTGAATCAATTGATGAACAATCAATCTTGAATAACTTACCATCTATTATAACTATGCTGTCACTTGGAATGATAACTAATCGCATTTGAATTTCTCGGTTGTTGATTAAGTTTTACCATCTCATTACGAAAGCTTTCGACTGCTGCTCCAGTCTGTCGTTGTATCATTGAATTTTCAATCATCAATAATGGCAGAAAATGATCAGCGCATCCTTTGTGATTAAAATCGTGACCTGTTTGTGGGTGCTTACCTTCGATATGCATCCACAGTTGACATTTATGTTTGACTACACCATCAAAACAAGACATCGTAAAACCAGTACGATGGCACATGATTTTTTCATCAGGTAGCATTAGTTTTTACTCGCTAGGATAAAATCGACGAATTTGACATTCATTATAATTGAATGACTATGCGGCTGAGTTGCACTACTATTAAATACTGATGCTAATCCTCTAACTCCACTAAGAGCATATTGATCACCTGATGGTGGAGCCCACAACATCGTATCTGGTGACATTTCAGTATCAACCAAAGTATGACCACCAACAGCAGTTTGTGCATTAACTGTCGAAAAGGCATTACTGCCACCGCTACTGGCTGTCCCAGAAACGATACGTAAGGAGCAATCATTGAAAGTAGTATCCTTGGTCCATCCAGTTGGGGCAGTAGATTGTTGAAATGATATCCTAGTTCCAGAAGCAAATGGCGCTGATTCAAGACTATTTGAAGAAGATTCATAGACATCAACGATCGGCGGAAGCGGAAAACTTACTGGTATTAAAGTACCATCTGAATTAGCGACAATTTTCAAACGTTGTAGTGTATGAGTCGAAATAGTATAGGGACCGCTACCAGCTTCCCATGCCGTTACATTTCCTAGGCTATCAAAGCTTTGCGCATAATAGGTATAGGTCTTAGCATTGATGACGTTAGCGTTCTCAGGCGCAACGTGACCAGACGTAGCAGCCGAGACTACAAAGTCGACAGTGCCAGCTAAGGTCGCGGTAAATTCACAGCTAGTCACTATCGTCAGACCCAGATGTTAGCCACGACCAATGACCAAATTGAGCAACAGCTTGCCAAATCTTACTGACGTTATCAGTACGTTTACCTTTGATAGTTACCTTCTTGTCACCATTAATTGTTTCAGAGTGATCTGATTGAAGTGTATCTGTTTTCTTCTGCCCCATTACAGTGATATTGCCTTTTCCGTCTAGTTTATAGGACGCGACGGAGTTATCTGTATTAGAATTAGGATCGCCACTTTGACTTTGACTTGCTTGTTCCTTACCGCCCTTTAGCAATAAGCTACCGTCTTTGGAAAAGAAAATCATTGCACCATTCTTGTGCCAGAATACCATTTCTCCAGCTTCTACCTTTGGCGGCTTATCCTTGTCGCTGTGAACGCGTTGAACGATCTTTCCTGACTCGATATCGCCTTCCTGATAACGAACAATAACTTGATCTCCATCGTCTTGCTGCTGTCCACCGCTACTGCCGCCGCTACCTCCGCCTCCACCTTGCTGCCCACCACCCTTGCCGGGAGTTAATCCAATAGCGATGCCAAAGCCATTACCTATATGCCCAGTCTCAATAGGCAGCCAGCCACTCTCTTGTCCTTCAGGTTGGAACGTAACCTTGGCCAAATAGGTTTTCGGATCGTAGCTAGTAACTAATCCGTGACGTTCAACATAACGTCCTGCTTGTCGACGTTCTGTTTCATGTAAAGAGATATTAGCATGACCCATTCTCATGACGCAGACCTTCCGCCTTTTCCAGACCTTGCGGTTATATTGGTACGATGACCAGACATTCCTATTTCGTGATGTACACAATCGATCTCGTACATCTGGTCCCAATAGCCAGTACCGGATAATACTAAACCCATTCCAGCATTACAAGACGGATCACCAGCCACCGAAGCGTGTAGGGTTAACTCATTTCGTGCTATCTCATTAGCCCGAGACTTAGCGTGCTGATCAACATGATCCTGTTTCAGATTTGGTAGATCATAATTATATTTTAATGGTCCGCCATTACCACCAACTGTAGCTTCTTTCTCATAAGTCTTTTTGTCTTTAGGATGCCATGAACTGACTTTAACACTAATATCTTTACCGGCTTGGACATTACGATTGATGTTCAATCTTAAACAGTCAGAGATAATATAAGGAGATGGTTGGACATAATTCAATGTGTATATCCCAGTCGTGCTTCCCATTGGGGTATAATTCAATGTGCCTTGGGCATCTACCCACCAACGTGCACCATCAAACTCAGCCAATTTGTGAATGATCCTAGCAAAGGAAATATTATCAGAAAGTTTAACATAATCTTGCTGCAATAGTTTACCAGCCATTAATGCGCTACCTGATGCACTACAACTCAATCCTATTCGTCCACATAAATCTTGAACAATATCACTGCCCTTCTTATTAATCCATTTCTCACTGCTCATATGTTCATGCAGTCTGGCTGATTTATCGCGACCATTAACTCGAATGGTTCTACCGATATAATCGAAACTAGTTGTATCTATTTCGCCAGTAATTAATGTTGCTGAAATTCCACGAGTCAATACTGAGATGGTAGTAGTATTATCTCCAATATTTGCTAATGCAGCTTCAGCACCTGGATAACTCATCGGGATCGCGGCTGAAAATGTCGAGGACTTACGAGTAGCCTGCTGCTCTACTGAGCCATGCTCAATCGGAAAGGTTCCGCCATCAGTATTAAGAAAAGCAAAATGCGGACCTGCGCCAGACGTAATTGCCATTTCATAATCCTAGCAATCCTGTCTGTACTGCTGTCGGAAAGACAGGCGGGATTAAAATATTTGTTTGTGCAGTTACCCAAGGATCGATTAATTGATTAATCTGTGCAATTGCAACCCACTGTAATGCATCACCAGTCTCTAGCATCGCTACGTGAAATAACGTGGTGCCAGAAGCACTAACAATCTTAGCTGGGATAGTGGCAGCTATATATCCGACGGTCATACTAGCTGATCCAAGTTAGAGGCGGCACGACCTACTACACCACGCATTAATGAAAGTTGAGATTGATTCTGTGCGGACACTAGAACATTAAGCACTCCACCAACCATAGATAATGCATCAATTGGCGGCACCCAATTATCTAGCCAACCGCTATCAGTCGTTAAAACAATATTAGGTATCAATGTCGTTGTGGTTAAGGCTGTTTGAATATCAGCTACTAGATTACCAGCATTAAGCTGTAGCGCAGTAATAGTGGCTTGTCCTGCATTAGCTAGTGGCTGGGCATCCGTTACTTGAGCCTCTAAACTTGCTAACTCTACAGTTATGTTAGTTGGAATTGTCATCCTGCTGCACCTAAATCAGATAAAATTAATGAATCAATGGATGTAGAGAAACCACCAAGACCACCTTGGCTCGGATTTTGATAGACCATAAGTGATATTGAATAATCAATCCACACCGGGATACGTCTGATTTTTGGAATAAAACTATCGATGATAACGGATCGAAATTGTCCACCAAAGGATAAAGGATAGACCGCGCCAGAGGCGCGCATTCCATCTAACGTCAAGACAGTAGCATAAGCATCATTGCCAAAAAAGAAGCCGGACCAGGCAATATTAGCTTCATCAGGTCCCAGCGTATCGATAACGCGAGCACCACCAGGAAGCTTATGTACAACCATAGTTTGCTTACCACCAAACATCATTTCGCTTGGCGTCGAAAATCCATCGAAGAAAACTCCACCCAGCGTTAGCGTGTCCATTTAAGTATCCGTTTGTGATCCCATTGCCCTAAAATGATCATATCCGTTTGCTTCAGGCGGCCCCACCGGATGTTCCGACATTTCTTCTAGAACCTCACTCACAGCCATTCCCATTTGCCTACCGTCTAGATTCAGCGTAAGAGTGATAGGTTGCAGAATTTGCTTTTTGTCATGGCTAGGATTAAAATTGGCAGGTATTACTCTAGCATCACCAAATGGCGACGCCCCCTCAAAGGATTGTTTCTCTGGTGTCGGATGGAAGTGTTCGTATAGCTTATCGCGACCCCATTGCTCGAATTTACCGAGAGCATTACCGGTCGCCAAGCTATCGAGCCATCGCAACGCAGCGCCACCAGCATTTATGACAGCAAAGAGTTTTTCAAATCCAGCAGCTAACAGACTTAAAGTATTTCCTAAGCCACTAACGGCATTAAATGCTCTACCAAAATCTTCCATTCCGATGACGATAGCAGGAGCAATAGATGTTAAAGTTTTCATTACAGTTAACATACTGCTCATTGCATTCATTACTGGACCGCCTGGAGCCATCAATGGACTACCAATAGTTTCTAGCAAACTTTTCCATTGTGCATGGAATGCCGCCACAATCATTGGATAATCTTGTTTAATTGAATCATCGTAGCCTTTGACACCTATTGCACCACGCTGTAGCTTAATGTCTTTTTCGAACGGACTTTTATCTCCTTCCATAGCGCGGCCTTGTAGAGCCATTTCAGCCACAATGGATGATGCGGTTCTTACACCAAACAATTTATTAATTTCAGTGATAATATCCTGTTGGCTAGTTATTCCAGCTTTTTTGAGTGATGGCATTAAAACTTGCTGTACCCATTCATATGGATTTGTTAAGGCTAGGTCCTTCCCTTCTAATGGCCCTCCAAATCTAGGAGAGCCTAGACCAAGTTCTTCAAATTCTTTATTTGAAGGTTTAGTCATCTTACCGTGAAGGGCAGCGAACACACTCATCAATGCGTTACCGGGTCCAGTTATACCACCACCGCCGCCGCCGCCACCTTTCATTGATTGCATCAACCGAGGTAAAGCGCCGCCAATAAACTCTTCGTCCCAACCCAACATTGCGGTACGGCCATACTTAAATGTATTCATAAAATCAGACGGTGTGACTTTACCACCAGTAGCTTGAACTACCTTTGTCATTGTATCTACATATTTAGAAAATTCTTTCGGATCATAAGTTAAACCTTTCTGTTCAAGAGATTTAACCAAATCCCAAACTGGATCGCCGCCTACTGGTCCGCCACTGCCTCTAATATTTGATAAAATTGAATTAGCTTTAGATATCTCATCAAGATGCTGAACAGCAGTTGTAGTTTCGCCGAATGCATAACGCAATTCTTTAAGATGTTTTAGATTTTCCTCATATGATGTAGTTGGAACATTAAAGGTAGTTTTTTGTGCTTGTGCTACAGAAGCTGCAATTTCATCACTAGTCATTCCCATATTTTTCATCAATTGTAGTTGATGATTAACTCGACCACCTGCTTCAATGATAGATTCAAATGATTTAATGACCAGGCCAGCGCCTATAGCTCCAGCGGCTAAAGCAAGAGCACCAGTCCAACCTCCAATAAGACCACCAATATTTCCTGTTAGTTTTTGAATAGCTATCAATTGAGCTGCAACTGATCCGAGCCCTGACATAGCTCCTGAATGATCTAGACCTAACTTCATCATTAGTTCGTAAACTTCAGCCATCAATCTTCGCCATCATAGGACCATTCATCTTCGAAATCAGGATGTTTACTAGTCACAGCAAAAGTAAAAACATCGTGCCCGCAAATCTTATGTATTTCACTTTCCTTTTGCATCGCAGCACCAGCCAGGAAACTACGTGCAGGTATACGAGAGGTTCCTAACTCGTGATACAAAGCTTTAGGATCGTTAGAACCGACGGTAGCTACCCAATGACCAGGTCTTCCATCTACTGAATATCTAATTGACTTACGCAATTTTCCTGTTTCCAGCAACGGACTATCGCCAGTAGCTTTATGTTCAATTGTAGCTTCAGCTAACGGTTCCCAACCATAATCATAAGTACCCAATACTCGTCTGGCTTCATCTCTAATAAGTCTAGCAGATCGAGCTACAGCAGCCTTAGCGGCACGATCAATGACTAACTCTAATCCAGTAAAGAACGCTGCACCTTCTAGTAGAGAGTTTGCCATCACATCGGTTCTTTGGAGATATCGATAGGTTTATTTGGTTCGTGCAATTTATAAGTGAACTTAGCATCTGTCGGAAAATTACCACTGGCAGAAAGGCCGAGCCTCTTGGCTGCTGGACCAGAGATGTCGATACCGCGCCCCGTCCATTTTGCTGGGCCTACATCAATCTGCGGTAATATCGCCGTTTGACCATTCGGTCCTGTCACTTCATACATCTTTCCTAGTCCGGCACGCGACGGTAGTGCGATACCAGGATGCTCAGCGGCTGATAATCCGCTAGCTGTCGAAGGATCGGTGAAGTAAGAACCACGTACTGTGTTTCCACCGCCTGGAGTTGCCGCTGGAGCAGGAGCAGCAGGAGCAGTATCCCCATGCCTAAATTCATACTGCCCAGCAGGTAGCTGTCGTTCCCAGGCTCCTTGATTTCCGCCTAGGCCAGTGAACACCCCGGTCTTAGGGTTATAATCCTCCACAATCGTAACGTGGCTGCCGGTCTGCCCTGTGGGTGTGCCGCGCCTTACGGCTATATCGCCTGGCACAGGCGTAGCTGTGGCGGTACCCCACTGCCGCCAGTTAGACGCGATCGGAGCGCCTTTAGGAGGGGTTCCTCCCGCTCCGTGAACAACCGACGCCGCAAACTCACCGCACCAGTTACTGTCCTTCGGATAGCCTTGCGCAGCCATATAGCGAGAAACCGCACCAGGACCACCATGCAACGCTACCTCACGAGCCTGATCGAGAATGGCAGAAGGAGCGCCAGAGCCATCTGGAGTAGCAGGTTTATGATCTCCTGTCGCAGGATGAAACCCATGCTGATGACCTAGACGCGTACTACGTTTCTCTTTATCTTCAACCGGATGTGGAGCATGCGGGTAACCATGTCCTCCAAGATGTCCTTCCTTACCGATATGTTCAGGACGTCCACGATGATGTTCTTCTTTTTCAGAACCAGGAAAAAATCCTTTTTGATGACCAAGACGAGAACCACCACTTAAGTCTTCATCATCAGTTGGCTTGCCTGTAGGAGCATAAGCTTGATAATCAACACCTGCATCATGGTCAACTTCTTCAGACAAATTGATTTCTATAACTCCGACATTCATACCGTCGATTGTTATATTTCCAATCTGCATTCTATTTCTCGATAAAGGTCATAAGTTCCCAATCCCATTCCTTATTCCCATTTTCAAGTTGAGCAAAAATGATTGAATAAGCTAACAGTTCTTCTTGTTCTAAACAATGCGCTACATCGAAAGGGACGCCGTTCTTGACCACCCAAACAATTAGGCGGAAGAGGGCGTCCCCGACAAGTTTTTTGTTTCAGCATTCGGCTCGATAATTACATCATCATCCGTCTTTAAACTTGGTGGATTTAATCTGATCCAAGCTTTACCTGCTGCTTCAAGACCCTCACCATCTAAACGATCATAGATCGCATCCAATTCTCCGCGATTACGCGGGAAAGGAATATAGGCATCATCGATCATACACACAGCAGCCGATAACATATAAGGCATTCGATGTGGTATCTGTACTTTCACTCCTTGTCCATTTAGCATTTCTTCAAAGCCGGACAATCCAGAAGTCATCTCAGATACCTTAGATTGCTCACTTAGCTTCAATCTTCGGACACCGATGATCCTTCCCCAATTATCTGCTTCTTTTGCTATTTCACTATAACGCGCGAGTTTAACTTCGCTTTCTGTAGACATTTTAGTTTCCTCAACAGTAATGAAATTTAGGCGATAAGAATTTTATCCGATGCCATTCCTTCAAGTTTTAAAGATACAACCTTCTCGCGACTGATATCACCATGGTCAGTTAAGAATACAACGAAGTTGGTATATTGATAACGTCTTACTGTACCGTCTGGATTATTGATACTCTGATTTAAAAAACCAGGAGTGATGATATTACCCAGATTGAAGTTTGCACTAAATACAGCCATCAAATCTTCTAGAACGTTTCCAGTTCTAACGATAGTAAATTCAATTTTAAATCCATCAGGAACATAACC